CGCGTGGACAAGTTGCCGGCCATCGGCCTGCGGCGGCGGCTCGGCGGCCATCGCCATCCACAGCCCGAGCCGGGCGGCGATCCGGGCCAGCCGGCCCACGGCTTGCAACACCGGCCGCTGCGGCGTCGGGTTGATCGGGCTCGACGGCGAGGAGCCCAGCCACCAGCCGGCGGCCAGGGCGACGAGGACGACGGCGACGAGCTTGCGGTCGATCAGCATGGCGGCCTCACGGGGCGAGGGAGAACGTGTCAGCGATCAGTCGGGCGGTTTGCGGGCGGGCGGCGGCGGGGGCGGGCTCAAACCAGTTGCCGTTGTCGAGCACGCGCCACTTGAATCCATCGACGCCACCGATGGCGAAGCAGTCGCCCTGGTCGAGCGCGGCTTGAATGTTCTCGCGGCTGGCCCAGAACGAGCCGTCGGGCTGGTCCGATGGCCATTTCGGCCCCTTGCACCAGTTCTCCGACCAACTGTTCTGGATCAGGCCACCGTCGCGCGGAGAGCCGTTCTTCGCATGGCGAACGGCCCAGCAGAGCATCGCGTGCGACCACGCCTTCCCGCGGGGCAGGAAGCCGTCCGAATCGCGGACGGGCATGGTGTTGTCGGCCCGGCCGTAGCCCACGTTTGAACAGAGGACGACCGGCGAGCCTCGCTCGATCGCCGCACACAGCTCGTCCCAGGTGTTGACCTGTGCGACGGCCACGGCCTTGATCTTGTTCGCTTCGCGGGCGAGAGCGATCGGCACACCGTCCCGGCCCCACTCGATGGATCGCGGGATGGAGTAGGTCGTGAGATCGACATCGCCGTACCGTTCCCGATAGAGGATGCCGCCGAGGGTCGCGTCTTTGCACTTCCCCGAGATCCATCGGGCGGCAGCGCCACCGTAGGAGCCGTCCCCGCCGGTGTTGCGGCCGATCGGCGGCAGCCGCGCGGCTGTCCGGCTTCCGCCGTAGATCGGCTCCGTCGCCACTTCCGGGGGCGGGCGGGCCATCCGACCCTCGACGAAGTCCACCGATTGAGCCGCATAGCTCCCGAGCCCGAAGGCGAACGAGACGCACGCGCCGTGGTTGCCCTGGTCCCACGACTTCCACGGGAGCCCGTAGAACGACTTGTGGGCCTTGTCCGTGTGGCGGAAGAGGAACGTATCGACGCCCTTTGCTTCGGCCATCGATTCGCCGGCCGCGGCGGCAAACGTCGGGCGGTCCAGTTCCGAGAGGAACTCTCTTGTTCCTTCCGGGTCAGGGCGGTAGCCGAACCGTGATTCCACCCCAGCGGCGATCCGGTGCGTGGCCCGCTCGACGAGCGCGCCGACGATAGCGGCGAAGATCACGAAGCCGACGGCGGACCATGTCCAGACGGTGCGTTGACGGGCGGTCATCGGGTCGCCTCCGCGGCGGCCTGGGCGACGGCCCGGTAAGCCTTCACCCACTTCGCCCGGCTGGCAGAATCGACCGGCCCGCCCTCGGTGCCGGCCTCGGCGTCGAGGAAGGTTTTGATGGCATCCCGGACGGCCGGCTGCCGAGCCCCGAGCGACACGCCACGGGTGCGGAGCTCGCGGGCGGCGCGACGGAGGTCGTCGAACGCGGCCCCGGTCTTCAGCCGCGGCTCGGCCTGCGAGCCATCCCACTCGATCTGCCCGGCCAACTCCTCGAGCAGGGCGGCAGTCGTTGCGGCGTCCTGGCTGGCGTCCGGCCCGACGAACCGGCCGCGAAGGTCAAGCCCGACGACAGGGGCGGGGCCGGGGGCGGGCGGCGTCGTTCGCGTTTCGCGAATTGCGAAAGCCACCATCGCGCCGGCGGCGAGGATCGCCAGGAGCGTGAGCGGGTGCGGGCCGCCGCTTACTGCCGCTGCCCCTGGCATCCCCAACGGCATGATGCCGGGCGGGATGATGGGCGTGAGAGGCGGCAGTGGCGGCAGCGCGGGCGCGACCGCTGGGCGGGTCCAGAGAAGGTAGGCCACCGCGGCGGCGGCAGCGAGCATCCAGAGCGGCGGAATCATGCGGTCGGCTCCGGGGCAGCGGCACGGGTCAAGACGAGGATCTGCTCGAGCGCCCCGCCGGCAGCCGACAGAACGAGCGTGCGAACGGCCGGCCGAATCACCCACCAGACAGGCTTGGCGACGAACGGCACGCAGCTATCGGCGACGGCGTCGAAGAGCGTCCCGACGCACGACAACGTCCACGCCTTCTTCGCGGCCCCGTCAAGCGTGGAGATCGTGTCGAGCCCGGCCACCGCCAGGCGGATGACTTCGACGACGAGCGAGCCGAACTCGCTGACGGTGAGCCCGCCGGCGGCCTTGAGCCGCGCCCCGGCGATCAGAGCGAGCACGGCGGATTGAAGCTGCTCTGGCGTCATGTCAGTACCCCGCTGGGCCAGTGGTGGCGGTGCCGGCGATCACGATCGAATAGGCGACGGAGCCGGTCGGCCCGGTGGCTCGGATCGTCACCGCACGTTCCGTGCTCGTAACGCCCCATGCGTGCGTCTGCTGAACGGCGAGCAGCTCGCCGCCCGGCCCCACCTCGCCGGCGACGCGGCCCCAGCCGTTCGTGCCCGACGGGCCGACGACGATCCGCGGGCCGGTAATCGTTTCGCTGTTGGCGATCCGCACGAGGCGAACCTGACGCATGGTCTGGATGCCGGTCGCCCCCTGGATGGTGTCGGCGAGCGAGAGAAGATCGAGCGTCTCGGACGCGCCGACCGCCAACGAGCGATTGGACACCCACAGTTGGTCGGCGATCGGCCCGGAGACGCTGTTGAGCGGCATGGCCGAACTGACGGAGACGGCCCGCGTCGAACTGCCGACGGTGCCCGTCTGCGTCTGCGTCAGGCTCGTGGTCGTCGATACGATTCCGTCGAGAGAGTCAGCCATCGGTGATCTCCGTGCGTCCCCGTGCTATCGCCCGCCGAACCTCGGCCACCGTCCAGCCGAGCCGGTAGGCAATCACCTCGATCTCGCGGTCCGTCCGTTCCGGTCGGGAAGTAATCCGGCCTGACTTCTCGCCGGCTGTCAGCAGTCGCTCAAGCGACACGAAGTCCCCGGCGGATGCCACCGCTTCCCGGCCGTTGGGTCCGGTCCGCCAGTGCGTCGGCCGTACGATCATGCGTCACCTCCCACCACGCTACGTGTCACGTGGTGCCGTCCGCAGGGGGTGCGGACGCATTGCACTCGGCGAGACAGGCCGCGTAGCCGGCGAGGTCAACGGCGTTGTCGGGGTGGGGCTTCGGCCCGAGGTCGCGGGCGAGCTTGTCGAGCAGCATGATCCGAGCCCAATCCGACGTTGTCAGCGGCCGTTTCAGCACCGAGGCGAACAGTCTGTTGACCATGCCCACCGTCCTTTGAAAATGCTCCTGCGGCGGGCCGTACACCCGGTGCCGATCGAGCACCGCGGCCCGCGCCGTGTCGAGGAGCTGCACGGCCACCGGCGGCCCTTCCGGCTCCTCGATCAACGTCGCCTCCGGTTCGACCTCGTCGCCGGTGAAGTGCTTCAACTCCCGCTCGCCCCGCAGGATGTGATCGGCCGGGTATTCCGTCTGAATGACGACATCCGCGGCCGCCGCGGCCCGCGTCGCAGCGGCTTTTTTTTCGTGTTCCGCTTTGTCGAAGCCAGCGCGAAAGCACGGCGGGTCTTCGCAGCTGTACTTCCACGGCTCAGCCGGGGAGCTTCGCTTCCAATACTTCCCGGCCCCGTTGCAATACGGGCACGTAGGCACCAGCCCGACGATGCCGCGGCACGTGTTGCACGGGACTTCGATTCGTGGTGGGTATTCCTCTGCCATCTTCCGTTGCTCCTGAATGTGTCGCACCAGCCGCCGAGCATCGCCGGCGAGGCTGCCGAGTGTGCCCGTCCAACAGTTGGCCGCACCGGCCCTCTGGATGCGTTGGTCGATCGTAACGATGTCGGCGTCTGTCACGATTGCCTCACTCGGCCCGCCTGGATGCGAAAGTTCTCCACGTCAAACGAGCGGTCGGCGTGGACCGTCACGATCGCTGCGCCTTGATTCCATTTGTTAAGGCGAGCGTAAGCCGGGCGCATGTCACACAAGCAGCCCGTCGAGAAGCACACCGTCTCCGATCCCATCATGTCAGGCTCGGAGTGTGTGCTGGTGCGGTGCCCGTGGCCCTCGAGGACGGTGTGATGCAGCCGCATGAAAGCCCCGCGGGCTTGATTCACCGGCGAGCTGATGCCGTTGCCCTTTTCGTGCCCGTGCAGGACCGGCAACGCACCGCAGAGGACGATCCGCTTGTCCTTTACCAACTCGATCCCGAGCCGCTCGAACCCATACCAATTGTCGATTCCCATGATTGGGTCATCGCTGATTTCAGGGGCGTGCTGAAATAGCCACGATTCCCAGCGCTCTTCGTGGTTCCCGAGTTTGGCGACGATCCGAATGCCGGGGAACTCTTGGCGAATCCATTTCAAGAGATCGCGGCCCGCGTGCAGCTCGTTGCGGAAGTTGCGGTACTTCGGATTCTTCTCGTGCCGGCTGATCGAGTAGAAGTCGGCCCAATCGCCGTTGAGCAAGAGAGCGTCGATCTTCTCGCCCTGAAGGTGATCGACTGCGGCCCGCAGCGCCGTCTCGTCGTGGTACGGGACGTGAATGTCGGACAGGATGCCGACCTTGCCGACGATCCCGAGGTCGAACGGCAGCCAGGGCTCGGCTTGCGAGGGCGGCATGGCAAGCCGCTGGCCTGCCGGCCGCGGGTCGCGGTGTAGTCGCTTGCTGGGGGCTTGCTTCCGCCTGGCGGACCCGCACAAACCGAGAGCGAGTCGCACTCGCGTGCGGGCCTGCTCAAGGGTCAGTGCGCCGTTCGTCTCGGCGACGATCCGGCGGGCGAGCGTCCGCGCCGGCGCGTTTGGGTGTGCCTCGACGATCCGGCGGACAATCGGCGTGATCTCGTCACCGTCGTAGGTGCGGCGTCTAGCCATCTTCGTCCTCCTCGCGGGTCACCCCGAACGCCTCAAGAACGGCCGACGCCTCTTCCGCGAACTCCGTCACCTCGCCCTCGTCGAGACACCACCAGCGAGCGTGAATCAGTTCGTGGAGCAGCACTTCAACGAAGTCCACGCCTACTAACTTCTCCGAGACGCGGATCGTCCCCGTCTCGTCGTTGCAGTCGCCGAGCCGGTCGGCGGGCACCTTGCAGACGCGGATTCGCCACTTCTTTTGCCCGATGTGGACCGTGGCTGTGCGCTTCGCCATGCTCGCCTCCGCGGTCAATCGTGACGGTGGGGACGGTCACCCCGGCGGGGGTGTGGCGGCAGCCCGTGCCGCTTCGATGGCACGGCCGACGATGATCCGGGCCGCAGTGGCGATGAACGGCAAGCCCTTCTTCTCGGCGGCTTCCCGTAGGTGCGAGACGATGTCCTCGATCCGCTTCCAGCACTCGTCCGGCCCCCAGGCGTCCATCTGCGCGGCGAAGGAATCGCAGCCGCAGGAGCCGTCGTCGCGGATTCCCCACCACGACAGCGACCGGCGGAGTTGGCAGCCGGGGCCGCAGGAAATTGGATGGCCCGCCGGGCAGACGAACACTTCCGCCTCTTGCAGCCGGCGGCGCAGATTGCACGGACGGCAATGCACCACGCTTGCGGTGCCGTTGTGCTGCTCGGTGATGCGTGACTTGCAGGCCATCAGTTAATCGACAGCACGTAGCCGCCGCAGAGGGAGGAACCGTCCCATAGAACGCCGCCAGGAGGGCCAAGGGTGCCGGAAGTCCAGTAGTCACAGCAGGCAGCCACGCAGGCAGCAAACGACGGGTAGGTGGTCTGAGCCCCGCAGTTCTCTTCCCAGTACGCCCACTTGCCGTTATGCCGCAACACAATCCAGTAATAAGTGCCTGCGGACACTGTGTATCCGGCGTGCGTGAAAACCCAATTGCCGGAGGCAAAAGAGGCTGGGGCAGTGAACGTCGCCAGCACGTCAGGAACCGCAGAAGGTAGGTTTGGGAGATTGTTGGCAGCGTCGTGAGCCCACAACTCCAGCAGAGGAGAGGTGTATGGGAGCGCGTAAGTGAGCCCATCGGTAAGAATTGTTGCCGATGTGATTGCGAACGAAGAGTCAAACGGCCCGATGCGAGCGGCAAGGGCTTTGTTTGTTTCAAGGTACAAGTCGTACCCGCCGACGGTCTTGATCGTGCAGCCGCCTGGCGCACACCCGCACGACTGGCAATTCGACCCGCCTCCAAGCAGCATCAAGCACACTCCGCCCATTCAAGGTGCCACGTCCCGTCGATGCTCTCGCATCCGACCCAATACCCGCCCGTCGGCCCCGTCACCGTCTGCGCCCGGTTGATTGCTGTGAACGTCGCCGGCCCGCTGGTCCCGGTGACAGCCTGCGAGCCGTCGCCCTTCCAATGCGTCACCGATGCCGTGGCGTTCTTCGACCACGTGCCCGTGACCTTCCCGAGCCGGATCGACGCCCCGCCGGCCCCGCCGAACCGCACGATGGCCCACTTCGACGCCCCGGTGCCCGACTCCTTCCAGAGAATCTGTGCTTCGCCGCTCGACGCCGACGTGAGCTGCGTCAGGTCGCCGTCCTTCGCCGTGGCGAACGTGTCGGACTCGCTGACGACGTTGATCTTCGCCTGCACGACCCCCGCCACCGCCACCCGCCCGATCTTCCCGGCCGCGATCGGCTCGACCGCAACCACGAATGACGACCCGCCAGTCGGCAAGCCGCCGCTCAAGACCGGCTGATCCTGGAATTGCTGCGTAGCGTTGCCGGTCGCACCCGAGGGCGTGAACACCACGCCGGCGACGGAGAGGACGCCCCAGCGGCGAACCGTGCCGGTGGTGTTGTTCTTGGCAAGGATCGGCGTGTACGGCTTGGGGCCGTCGGACGGCCCGTCGGCAGTGCCGTTCGGCCGCTGGCCTAGGACGATGTTCGCGGCCTCTTGAGCGCGGTTCAACGCACGGGCTGAGAGCTGCCCCTTGATCGGCCCCGGAGTTACGCGGCCGTCGCTCATGCCACACCGATGCCGATCTTCGAGAAGTCGCCGTCGGGATAGACCTTGTTGACGTAGACGAACAGCGGCTTGCGGATGACGATGTTGTTGTTCTGGTCGTCTTGCGTGGCGTACTTCACCCACAAGAAGTCGTGGCCGTACTTGTTGTAGGCCGCAATGTCGCCGATAGGCTCCGGCGGTAGCGACGCTCCGAAAGCCTCGTTGCCCCGATTGGGAGTGGCCGAGAACTTGTAGGCAAGCGAAAACGGCCCGTCGCCTCGCTGGGCGTCCCACTCCTGCGATCCGGTCATCCCCAGGAACAGCACTTCGTTCTTGCGAAAGCCCCGGAATGCAGCGTCGTTGACGGTGCCGGTCAGCAGATGCACCGCCCGGATGTAGG